TTGTTTTGGAAACAATTTTTACGAATTTCACAGCGAAGGTCATGCTGAATTTAACAAAGGGAATGATATTGTGTGTGCTGGAGTCTCAGCCTTATCTTATGCGCTTTTAGGCACTCTTGAGAACGTAAAAGGTTTGAAAGTCAAAAACGAAATTAAAAATGGCAAAATGTTCATAGGTATAGATGCTGCAACAAAAGATGTTCATGCAATTGCAAATACTGTTTTTTCTACAATTTGTATAGGTTTGAAGCAATTACAGCTTACTTATCCGGACCATGTTAAAGTTGACATCCTTAGTGATGCTACAATGACCGAGGAAAGTAGATGAAAAATCTGTGTTATTATGAAATTGAAGGAGACGACATCCAAAAAGGTCGAATATTAGGAATATTAGATGGTGTCGCTAACCATTAAAGTGCGAAGGGGTGAAATTATGTTATTTGATAAATTGATAAAGCTTTTACCTGTAAATTTAAGATTGTTTGATGATGCCGGCGGCGGAGATGCTGGAGCTGGCGATAGTTCTGGTAGTACAGGTGAAGCTCAAGCCGGAATACAATTACCTGGCCAAGGTACGGCGCTTGGCACAAAGAAAAAGGGCGATGATAAGAAACCTGTTGTCTTGTATGGAAAGCAGGACCAAGATAGTTATCCTGCTCAGCAGCATGACAACAATGTGCAGGACGCCAATGCACAACCTCAAAAAACACCTGAACAGCTTAAGGCAGAGTATGAGATGTTAAGAAGAGGAGAATTTAAACAATTTTTTGACCAGGAAATACAAAACATTATCAACAAGCGGTTCAGGGATATGAAAACATTGGAAAATCAAATTGCTGCCATGAATCCAATTATTGATGTTTTAGCCGAGAAATACGGAACTGATGAAGTGAATGTAATAGCAAACAGATTGAGACAGGATAGCTTACAGGAACTTGCAGATGCAGCAGGAATGACCATAGAGCAGTACGAACAGATTATGAAACTCAGACAAGAAAATAAGATGCTTAAAAAGAGACAAGAGACATTAGAAGCAGAACAAAAAATAAATGCTCAGGTACTTAAATGGCAGCAAGAAGCTGAAACAATGAAGGCAAAATATCCGAACTTTGACTTGAGAACAGAATTACAGAACGAAAACTTTGTCTCTTTATTGAGAGCCGGTGTATCTGTAGAGGCTGCGTACCAGGTGTGTCATATGGATGAAATCATAGCCGGTACTGCAAAACAGGCTCAAAACAATGTAGTTGAAAACATCAAAGCAAAAGGCAATAGACCGAAAGAAAATGCAACAAATCCTGCACCTGGAATAATTATAAAATCCGACCCTCGAAACTTGACAAGAGAAGATAGAGAAGAAATAGCTCGTAGAGTTGCAAGAGGGGAGGTAATAAGATTTTGATAATAAGGAGGTATAAAGAGGTTACATGATTACAAATACTGAAAAACTTTTATATATAAAGCTTTTGTCGGTTAATTTAAGACTGTTTGATAATACACAAACAACTGAAAGTGAAGATTTATCAGCTGAAATGAAAACATTTTACAGCGATTATCTCATTGATAACGCTGTACCAAATCTAGTTCACGACCAGTTTGCACAAAAACATCCGATACCGAAGGGTAGAGGTAAAACTATCGAGTTCAGGAAATATGCTCCATTGCCGAAAGCGCTTACTCCATTACAAGAAGGCGTAACTCCTCGTGGAAATAGCCTATCAGTCAGCACAATCACTGCTACTGTGAAACAATACGGTGACTACATCGAATTATCTGATGTACTCTTGCTTACTGCTATTGACAACAACTTGCTGCAGGCAACTAAGCTTCTAGGCAATCAGGCAGGAGAAACTCTTGACACTATCACTCGTGAAGTATTAAACAGCGGAACAAACGTTCAATACGCAGCAGGACAAGTCAATGCTAGACATCTTTTGGTAGGTGGAAAGCCAAGCGGAAACCACTATTTCTCAGTAGAATGCGTCAGGAGAGCAGTTAGAACTTTGAAAAACAACAAAGCAAAGAAAATTAATGGATATTATGTGGGAATTATTCATCCTGACGTTGCTTATGACCTTATGGGAGACGATGACTGGGTAAGTGCATCTGAATATGCCGGTTCAACACAGATTTTCGAGGGTGAAATCGGGAAAATACATGGTGTGCGTTTTGTAGAAACAACTGAGGCAAAAATATTTCACGCTCCAAATCTAAAAGGAGAAACTAGAACTTTAACCGTTTCTTCATATAGCAACAAAGTAATTACTATAACAGAAGCACTTTCAGACATAGAAGCAGCAGCATTGGCAGGAAGAAAAATCATTATAGACGGATATATTTATACTATTTCTAGTGCTGAAGCAGGAACAGCAGGAAATGCAAAAATCACAATCAGCGAAACTCCGACACATGACCCTGCAGCAAGTGATATTATTTATCCAGGCGAAGCAGGAGCAGAAGGAAGAGACGTTTATTCAACTCTTATTCTTGGTGCTGATGCTTATGGCGTTACAGAGGTTACTGGCGGAGGGCTTCAAACAATAATTAAACAACTTGGTTCCGCTGGAACTGCCGACCCGTTAAATCAAAGAGCAACTGCTGGATGGAAAGCTATAAAAACTGCTGAAATCCTAGTTGAAAACTACATGGTAAGAGTTGAAACTGCTTCTTCTTTTGAAAGCGGTGAAAATTGATAGTGCAAATATTTTAGCTTAAAAGGGAGCTTAAACTCCCTTTTTAAAAATTTATCAAAAATTAAAGGGAGGAATTAAATATTATGGCTGATAACAAAAAAGAAAAGAAGAATCCACTTGATGAATATATGAACGAAAGAGTGCCATTTATGGCATTTAAGGATAACGACAAATATAAAGATGATTTGATTGTAATTGTCAACGGTAAAACATGGCAAATACAGCGTGGTGTGACAGTTATGATACCACGATTTGTTTACTTGGCAATTGAACAGGCAGAAAGACAAAGAGCAGCTGCAGCTATGCATAGCCAAGAACTTGAAAATCAGTATAGGAAGAGAGAAAACAGGCTGATATAAGAAAAATTTTTTATTTTGGAGGACTTATAAATGAAGCAAATAAATGATAAGGTCCAATCTATAATTGATTTTCTTAGGTCAGGCATGAATAAAATTGGAAAAGTAAATATAGAAAATGTTGTAGTTAACCACACTTTCCATGACGCAGCTGTTTCTCCAGGTGATGGAGTTGAGTTAATTGTAGGCGATAAAAAAACACTGACAATTGAAATATACGGAAGTAGCACATCAAGAAAAATAAACTTTTATGCGAAAGGCGACAGCGATACTTTAAGACCATTGATTGGCATAAACCTTTCAACTTTTGAATTAGGAACTTCAACTACAGGTAACGGAGAACTTTGGCAATTCGATATAACTGGATTAAAAAGCGTCATTATGCAACTTGAAAGCGTTACAGCAGGTGATGTTACAGTCAAAGGGAAGGTGGTTGCATAATGTCTGATATAAAAGCATTAGGATTAGCTATAAAAAATAAAGAACAAATTGACAGAAATACAAACAAGCTGAATTTGATAAATGTAACAGCTGCAACAAACCTTGACCAAATTAGAGAAGATTTTGCAGGTTTCCACGAAATTATTATTAAAGAAGAAGAAAGACAGCAATATGAGCTTGAACGTCAGCAAAACGAAACTACAAGGCAGGCAAATGAGTTGTTAAGACAGCAGAGAATAGCAGAATTAGAAGAATTAGACTTAACAAGTTATCAGACAAGATTATTAAATCTTGAAGAAATGTTTCAAACACCAAAAAACTTTAATTTTATATTTGACGAAAGAGGAATGTTTAAGAAGCTTGAAGAAGTGTATTCAACTACTGGCGGAGATATAACAGAATATGTTGAGATAATTGAAAGACAACGAAACCTTGTTACAAAATTGAGAGAATATGTTAGACAAGGAGTTACTTTCAAGACATACGAATATGAAATTAAATATGCAGTTGATATAACAGATGGCGTATGCACAGTTCAAATGAGCAATATAACGAAAAGAGAAATTGCATAAAAAAGGAGTGATGATATGCAAACTGCAATAAATGTTAATCCTTCTCAAATATCCCTTAATGCTGATGATATAAGGATTAAAGACGCAGGCGGCATTATAACAGCTAATGACGTCGAAGGAGCTTTGCAGGAAAACCGGTTAAAATTGAATGCGCACATAGCTGGTACTGCAGACAAACATGCTGCCGACAAGATAAATTACAGCGGCAATGTTACTGGAGTATCAGATGTAAAAGCTGCAATAGATAGACTGCAAACAAATATTAATAACATAAGTATGACCGGCTCTCAGCATGACGCTTTAGTAACTGCAGCATTGATAGACGTAGAAAACGAAAACTTTAATACTGCAGAAAAAGGTTATCTTAATGGACGATTGGAGAAATGGGAACAAAGGACTAAAGCTATTGAAAATGACATTCAGGAAGGCAAAACAGCCGAACTGATTATTGATGGCGGTATTGGTACGCTTCCGGATACTGCCGTGAACGGGCAAGTTAGTGGCGTTGTGAAAGGGTTGACTGCTAGTAATTTAGTTAAAAATAGTAAAGGAAATACTTTGGATGGGTGGGTCTACCAATATGTAGCTATTGAAAATGATTATTTTAAGATAGATACAAGTAATAATTTTAAACTTGCTCAAAGCTTTAACTGTATAGCTAATCACAAATATTATCTTACTTGTAGGTATAAGCACATAACAAGTGATTATAGTATCCATATTGCTCTAAGAGATGATGAGGGTCTTGTAACCTATGTTACAATTGCTGAAATAAATAATACATTTACGAGATTTAGTAGAATCTTGACCCCTACTAGGAATGCTAACGAATTGAGGATTTACAGAGGTGCCGGTACAGGGGGATATTTTGCACTAAATGAAATAATGATAATTGACCTCACAGCTACTTTTGGTGCCGGTAACGAGCCAACAGCTGAAGAATGCGATAAGATATTTGCCAGCTGGTTTGACGGCACTAAATCTACAGTTGGCGCTATGAGGTTAAAGAGTGTTGGGAAGAATTTGTTTGATGGTGAAATATCAGCATATATGCAAAGTGGAAACATTTATTTTGATGGTTCACAACTATATTTTAAAAGAATGAGTACTGAGAAATATACAGGGGCTATAACAAAAATAAAAACAGAAATAGGGGAAACGTATATAGTAAGCTGGAAATATATTAGCGGTGATAAATCTTATTCAATTATAATTTTAGACAAAGACTATAACTTGATTACATCAAGACCAACAACATCACCAGTAAGTTTTACAGCAACTACAGAAGAAACTTATATATTGTTTACAGGGACAAATGCAGATCACGATGGCACAATATTAAGAGATATTCAAGTAGAAAAAGGCAATCAAGCAACCGAATATGAGCCCTACAAAGAATCTGTAGCTTACATCACAGCCAAAGATGAATCAGGGAACATACTTGAACTACGAAGCCTACCCAACGGCACTAAAGATGAAATTAGAGTAAGTGAAGGTAGGGCTATTATAAGGACTAAGAAAAAAGCACTAGAAGCAAATGAAATTGTTTCTGTAAGCACATTTCCAATTAATACCGATTTGGTATCTGTTAAAATAGCGGATATGATAACCCCTACCGACGCATCTAAGGGAATAGCTGTTTTTGAAGGCTATGCAGAAACAGTCGGAACTAATTATGATAATGTAGGTTATATTGGCTGTTGGTATCCATCAACAAGTAATAATACAATTAGATTTATATTCCCTAAAGGGACAACTTTAGAGCAAGCTAGAACTCAACTAGCAGGAACTACACTAACTTATCAGTTAGCGAAAGAAATTGTAACACCAACTACATCACAGGAGATTTCTGCTGGTCCAGGCGATACAGTAATGTGGTTACCTCACAAAAAAGACAAAGGCTTATATACTGAAACAGGCTTCATTATATCAGACCAAAGCTTGCCAATTAAGTCTTTGATATCTGTCAAAAAGAAGGATCTTGCAACAGGACAGGATGTTGATATTGATCTTTCAACATGCACAGTTGCAGGTGATGGTTTAAGTTTCACATCTTCTGCGCTTGTTGAAGGTGATAGTACTGTATGTGTGTATGAATATGATGACAGTCTAGGGACTAAACCACAAATAGTAGTTAAATATAACAATAACTTCAAGGCACAGGTAAACAGCAATACCGATGCAATACAACGGAACAACAAAGCAATTTTAAATATGCAAGACAGACTTGACCTGATGTATGCAGACCTTGATTTCAGGTTAACGATATTAGAATTATCAGGAGGAGGAGAAGAATAATATGCTTATTAATGTAAAAGAAGTTTATGCAAATCTTATTAAAAACAACTTAGTAAATAAAACTTTAATGCTTGCCATGATTGACATTCAAATATTAGCTGGGAAATTAACCCAAGAAGATGCGCAAGAGCTTATAGCATTAATGAACATAGAAGAAGGTGCATGATTTAATGAAGTTTATTCTTCCTGAAAACAAAAGACTGCTTGATAAATACGAAATGATATGCAGGACAACAAGTGTTATTAGGACATGAATCAATCAGCACAACACAAATATATGCTCATACTTCTATTGACGATGTAAAAGAGTACCTTAAGAGTGTTAATTTTTAAGGAGGAGTAATTACAAATGGGAGATTTTTATATTGATAATAAAGGCATTATAGGAGTTCCTCCTGGAATACCTGGCTCATTGCCATCAAAACATGCAAAACATCATATTACAGGCGGTACTGATGTTATACCTAATGCAACAGATGTAAACAGTGGTCTCATGTCGCCAACTGATAAGCAAAAATTAGATGCAATAACACAAGAAAAAATTGACACTTGGAATACAGTTACAGAAAAAGCAAATAAAGTTGATGTTTATACAAAGTCAGAAGTTAATAATTTGCTAAGCCAAGCAGGTTATGGCGATATGATGAAAGCAACATATGATGCTGATAATGACGGAGTTGTAGATTTAGCAAAAGATGCAGATACTGTTGACGGAAAACATTATTCAGACATAGAAAATAAAATTCAATCTGTAGAGATAAAGTATGCAGTTGCAAGCGGTACCAATGTATATACAGCTTTTATTCCTGGAATAACAGCTATTACAGAAGGATTAAGCGTAAAGATTAAATTTCAAAACGCAAATACAGGAGAAAGCACGTTAAATATAAATAATTTAGGTGCAAAGAACATTGTAAAAGCAAATGGCAATGCTCTTTCTAGTGGAAATATAAAAGCAGGTCAAATTTGCCATTTAGTTTATACAGGCTCGGTTTTTCAATTATTGGGTGAAAGGGGGGATTATGGAACAGCACAACCAGAACATGTGCTGGAAGAATATACAATAGGAACAGAAAATGGTATTGTATCAGGAACAATGCCTAATCGTGGAGCAATAAATCAAACCATTACTACGCAAGGTGGACAAATAATTATACCAGAGGGTTATCATGACGGAAATGGAAAAGTGACTGCATATTTTGCAAATCTAACTTCTGAAAATATAAGATATCAAATAACTATTGGTGGAGTGACTGGCACATTAGGAAGAGCAAAATCAGTAGCTATTCCTAAAGCAGAAAATCGATGGCTACTTAAAGATGCTTATACTAATTTAATGAGTGGAGATGAAGTACCAGTAGGTAGTTTTAAACCAAATGTAGCGGGAGCTATTACAGTAGGTGTAACAGTATATCAAGGTACACATGGGGCAACAGGAACATTTTATATATATTTTAGAAGAAACGGAGCAATTATTGCATCTACTACTTATTATATGGATACAGTAGGATATGAAGCAGTATTTAGAAATATTAGTGTTTCGTCAAACGATATAATTGAAATTAGTGCTAGATATTCTGGGACATCATCTGCTGCTAGTGTTGATGCATATGGTATTTACTTTGAATTAGAAGGAATTACTCCTCCCGTTGCTCTATAAATAAAAGAAAGTGAGGTCGAAATATGGCTATAGAAAAAAGATATAAATATAATCTTGATGTAGTTAAATCAAATAACGATACTAATGTTAATTATTTAGATATAACTTTAACAAATAATGGCATTTCGATTGATTTATCTCACACAACTTTTACAGCAAGAGCAGTAGGATATGCATTGTAAAAATAACTAATTTTAATGAATAAAATTATTGGAGGAATATATATGAAATATTACGCAAAATTAAATGAAAATCAGGTATGTATAGAAATCATTTCAAGGGCAATTCCTTTATCAGAAGATTTATCAGGATATGTAGAAATACCAGATTACAATGAAAGTTATATATGGCGTAAATGGCTTGGCAATCAATGGAGCCAGGAAAAATATGAGCCAGTTGTTGACATGCTAAAGATAGAACAGCAAGTAAATAGCATTTTGGAAGAAAATGAAACTCTTAAACAGACAGTAGATAGTCAACAATTGCAAATACAAACACAACAAGCACAGATTGACGAGCTGACACTTATGTTAGGAGATATGATTTTGGGAGGGATTGAATAATGTTATCATTTTGGGCAAGATATGTAATTTTGAAAGAGCAAAATGGACAATCAAGAGATGTGACTTTGCAACAGATTGAAGAAAAATTCGGCGTAGAAAAGCGACAGGAAATAGAGCATGAAATTGTAGTTGAATTGGGAGAGTGATGTAATGACATCGCAAGAAGTTATAGACGTTGTGAAGAGATTAAAACCTAATGCTTATAGTGATGAGGATTTGCTTTCCTGGATATCTGATGTTGATTGTTACATCAGGGCCAATATTGTTAAATATTATGGCACTGATGTAATAACAACTGAGCCTGGAATAACAACATATTCGCTACCGCCAGGCGTTAGATTTGAAGATATAGAATACGTATTTTTTAATGGCAGAAGAGTAGATAAATATAATTTCCCGCTTGTCGGTATAAATGGAAATGGTAATTTTATAAATATAAATCCTAATCAGAAAATTACAGTTACTATACATTATCTTATTAGGCTTCCAAGGTATAGATATGTAGAGTATATTTCAAAACCTGGCGAAATTACTTTTGGCATAAATCATATTCAAACAAGTGGAGCTGAATTCAAGAATTTACTTACAGAAGACTTGATTGAAATTTCCGGATGTACAGTGAATACAAGTAATAATAAGCAAGCAGTAATAAAAGGCGGGACAACTACTCGGATAGAGTTCGATGATAACACATTTACTGCCGGTGCTGAGCCTGGTGTAATAACAATTAAAAGAATTCTTAATGATAATCTTATTGTTCCTGAACCATACGATAAAATGTATAAAGAATATTTGTTCACAATGATAGATTTCCATAACAGGGAGTATGAGAGCTATAACAATAATGTGATTATGTATAATAATACTTTAGAAGAGTTTGCAAAATGGTACAAGCAAAGAAGCCCAATTGACAGATATTCTAAAATTTATAATATTTGGTGATGTAATATATGAAACTTCCTTATGCTGTTTATAAAGAACCAAAAACAAAAAGATATATCATTGGTTTTATGGGGTTAAATAGAACTCCTACAGTTAATGAGGGAGAACTAACTTCCATGAAAAATATATCTGCGAAGTATCTTCCTTGTTTAACTCCAAGACCGCCTCGTGAAGTTGTTGCTACTCTTGTCGCTGGTCATGCTTTATTTGCTTCACATGATAAGCTGTGTTGGGTAGACGGTAATAACTTCGTTTATGATGGTGTTATAAAAGGTACAGTTAATCCAGGGTCAAAATCAATGTGTATATTTAATGACAAAATAATTATCATGCCGGATAAAAAATATTATGACTTTGCAAACGATACATTTGGGGATATTGGCTCAGGTACTTATCCTGACCCTGGCTCTTGCCCTGATATTGACTATATATGCGAATATAATAATAGGCTATGGGGAGTTAAGGGCAATAATATATATGCCTCAAAATTAGGAGATTATTCAGATTGGACAACGTATTTAGGAGTAGAAACTGATGCTTATGCTACTGATGTGGCTACAGAAGGAAGTTTTACAGGCATATATCCTTATGCAAATCATGTTGTTATGACTAAACCTGATTGTTTGCACGAATTATACGGATATAAACCTTCTAATTTCCAAGTACAAAAAACAACTAACAAGGGTTGTTTATTTGGCAAATCAATAGTAGAAATAAACGGAGTATTATATTTTGTTGGAAGAGATGCTGTATATGGCTTTACAGGCTCTATACCAAAACCTGTTTCACTAAACTTAAATGAAAAATATGTCAATGCTGTTGCTGGTAGACTTGATAATTATTATTATCTCAGTCTTTTCAATGGCGACATTTATAACTTATATGTTTATGATACCCTAACAGGTTTGTGGGTAAGAGAAGATGATTTGCAGGTCAAAGATTTTGTTTATTTGAATGGGAGTTTGTATGCGTTAGCTGCAGATAACAAGATATATAAGTTTAATTCAGGTACCGAAGAGATTGATTGGGAAGTAGAAACTGAGATATTTACCGAAAAGATTTCCGAGAAAAAAGGACATAGCCAGATAACATTAAGAGTAGACCTTGAGCAAAGTTCAGTTTTGAATATATATTACAAAATTAATAATGAAGGTTATCAGCTAGTTAAAACTTTCAATAAACCAGGATTACAAGTTGTTCATGCTTATATGATACCGGTTAGAGCAGAACACTTTCAGATAAAACTTACAGGCACAGGTAAATTTAAACTATATGAAATAGAACGCAAGTTCTTTTATGGGAGTGATGCATAAATGCCATATTTTGATTTGCCTGCTGTTGAAGAAGGTAGGAATTTAGAAGAAACAGTAAGAAACTTGTTTGATACTTTGTTTAAGTTTAGAAAAGAACTGCAGTTTATTCTTGCCAATATTGATAGTTCTAATATTGGTAGTATAGACGGAGCAAGAGGTGTACTTGCAGACCCTCAAAAGCCGAGGGTGGAAGATGTTCAAGACATAGTTGCATCTACACTAAAAAACGGAGCAGGCATTAATATTGAATATAATGATGCTGCAGGGTCTATAACTATTAAAGTTGATATAAATTCTGTAAATACTCCTTCAATATTCAATGTGAAAGATGGAGATATTGGAAATCTTTCAATTAGTAATCCACCTACGCAATCAGAACTCCAGGCTTTGCGAGATAAATGCGAAATGCTTGCTGATGACTGCAGAGCGCTAAGACAGACTGTTGCTGACCTCATAAGCAAGCTCAAGTCATGATTGCTGCTATAATTAAAGTGGAAGGAAGTGATGAATATGGCATATATACAAATGTGGGACCCTCAAAAAAGAAAATTTGTAACTGTATTAGATGAAAAGGTTGGAGAATATGAAAAACAGGGATTAACAACTAAGCTGCCAACAAAACAAGAATTAGACTGGATGCAAAAAAATCCAATAGCTTATTCAGATACAATTTCTCAGCCTAAAAGTAATACTGCTCAATATCCTTCTATGCCGCAATATGAAAGTCCGTACCAAAAACAAATAGATGCATTGCTGAATGAAGTAATTAACTATAAACCTTTTATGTATGATGTTGAAAAAGACCCGATGTACCAAGCATACAAAGAAAGATATCAGCAGGCAGGAGCTGAGGCATTTCAAAACACAATAGGAGACTTGGCAGGACTTACCGGCGGTAGAATGAACACATGGGCAATATCTGCAGCTTCCCAGGCAAGACAATCATGGGATGAAAGGTTAATGGATGTTGTTCCTGAGCTTTATAATCTTGCATATAGCATGTACATGCAAGAATTAAACAATAAATACAATCAGCTTTCTGCTTTAAGTGGACTTGAAGCAAGAGATTATCAACGTTATAGGGATTTAATTGATGATATAAGGTACCAGCAGGAATTTGAGTATAAACAATTACAAGATAAACTTGCTCAGGAAAGATATGAAAAAGAATGGGAATATGGAGTTGAAAGAGACAAAATTGCAGATGAAAGGTACTTACAAGAATGGCTACATCAATTAGATAGAGAAAAGGTTGCTGATGATAGATATTTGCGTGAGTGGTTATATCAGTTAGAAAGAGACAAGAAGGCTGATGAAAGATACGAAAGAGAATGGGAATACATGGTTTCACAGGATGAGTACGCACGTATGAGCCAGGAAGAAAAAGAAACATATGAAAGATATTGGAGAGAAAAATTGTTCGATTATCAAGTTTCACAGGACGAGTACGAGCGTATGAGCAGAGAAGAGAAGGAAGCATATGACAGAGCATGGCAGGAAAAACTATTTGAATATGGAGTACAACAAGATGAATTGAATAGGGCTGAAAGAGCAGAAGAAAGAGCATATCAACGTTGGCTTGACTCTCTCAAATTTAAAGAAGAACAGACTCCTACAGCTGGTCAATTGGCAAATTATAATTCAATACTGAATGGACTTTTGAATAGATTTGATAATCCTACAGATGCCTTGAGATATGTCAATCAAATAGGCAAACAAACGTATGTTGACTTGATAGGTGAGGACCTTTATAACCAGCTATTGCAGGACTTGCAGGGAGGATATCAAGAAGATACTATTCCTGCTTTGTATTCTGAAATGATGAGGTCGCCTGATCCGAAGCAATGGCTGATTGATAACGCAATATATTTGACTTCCAATGAACTCGAAGAGTTAATTAAATACTTACCTAACCAAACAGATGAAGAATTTAAAAAATATTTAGAAGGTATATTAAATAGTAGAGGAAAGAGGTAAACTATGGCTAGATTTGGAAGAACTGGTGCTGAAATAATCGAAGAAAGAAAAAGAAAATTGCTTGAACAACAAAGATTAAGAAATTCCGGTACCATTCGTACCGGAGAAGATATATTGAGGTCAAGAGGGAAACCATCTTCTATTGATGAAACATTTTTTGATGTATTTGAAGATTATCCTACTATAGAGCCATATATACCTGAGCCTGAAATAAGGCCTGCGCAACAAAAGCCAGAAATTCCAAAAATAACGCCATCTATTGTATCAAGCAATATTCCGAAAGAAGAAGAAAAACCATCATCGATTAAAACATTCTTCTCAGGCTTATGGGACAGAGTAAAGTCTTGGTTTTCGCCTGACCCTGATGTTGTAAGGAAGTCTGTATTTGGTGTTACCTATGAGGATGAACTTGAAGAGGCTGCCAAGGAATATGTAAGAAGAACAACTGAGACTCCTACAGGACAGTTTGGAACATCTTTTTTAAGGAATGCTTCAATGGGTGTATTCCCAAGAGTTGTGGAAGCTATAACTCCGGAAAAAACAAGAGAAGAATTAAAGAAACTAGGTTATGAAAGTGTACAGGACATTTATAATGCTGCACAACAAAAAGGCGGACTTATTTCTGCAGCAGGCAGTATTACAGGAAGCCTTGTACCTCTTTCAAAAATATCTCAAACATCAAAAGCGATATTAAATGCAACTGGATTAGCTGGTAAATCTCCGTTTTTGGCAAAATCATTGGAAAGTGTATTAACAGGAGCATTATATGGAGCCGGAGTTGCTGCAGGTGAAGGGGAAAAACCTGTTGATATAGCAAAAAGCGCAGGGAGAAGTGCTTTATTTGTCGCCGCCGGTGGCTTAGCAAGTGACATAGTAGGTGGAGCAGGTAGAGCATTATTGAAACATTCAGCGTTGAAAAACAGCTTGCCTGCAGATATTGTTTTAAACATAATACAAGGCGCAGTATTTGGTGCAGCTGGCACAGCAGCAACAATGCCAACATATTCCAAAGATGAAAGACCTGGAACAAGAGAAGTCTTAACAAGCGCTGTTACTATGGCATTGTTTTCTGCTATTCCGGCAACTATAAATTCAATACAAACTTCCAAAGCAAATAAGAAATTCCTTTATAATGCAATGCAGCAGTTCGAACAAGAAGCCTACGGATTATACAATGCTGCAAGAGCAAATAGGGTAACAAATCCTGAAGAGGCTCTAAAATATTATAGGGAATTATTGAACTACTTGAATAATAATAAAATGGCACTACAACAGAATAGATATCTTGGCCAGGGTAAAGTAGTTAAAGCTGCAACTGAGTTAATAGACAAACTTAGTGAATTTATAACGGCAGAAATGGATATGGTTGCAAAAGGGGCAGCAAGTACCTTGCATAGATTTATTGGGTCTTCTCAAGCTTCGGCACAAACAACTGCTGCAAGTCCTACTGTAATTCCTCCAATAGTTCCAGTTACTACTACGCAGACAGAGCCTAAAGCTGAGCCAGTAAGACCAATACCAGTTGGACAGTTGGGTCCCGGTGGAGTCGCTCAGAGCAAACCACAGGAAAAACCAAAAGAGACACAACCAACAAAAATTACAGTAAAACAAGCTGTTGAACAGTATACAAAAGATATGGACGAAAAAGAAAAAAATGCATTAAACAAGTATGCTATTAATCTTTCTAATGATATTATAAAAGACCATGAGAAAAGCGGAAGAATTTTAACGCCTGACCAAGTAAGTGAAACAATATCAGGTAGTATTAAAATTGGTAGAGACTTAATAGAAAATATAAAGAATAAAAACTTTGATGTTCTTGTAGACCGTTTGCATTTAGGTAACAAACATTCACTTAGATTATTCACAGATATAACAGGTTTATCAACAAACACTCAAAAAGAAATAGATAAAAGCATAAGAAGTTTAGATGCGGATGCATATGATAAATGGCTTGAAGGCAAAAAACTTGAAGAACAAAAGCGAAAAGAACAGCAAGAACAAGAAGCAATGGAAAATGAACTTCAGAAAATGATACAGTTTAGAGGAGAAACTATAACCAAGAAAGAGTTTATAGACAAAATAATAAGTGAAGGATATACTGAAGTAACTTATTACAAAAAAGGAGCAATACCTACTTTACGTCTTGGAAAAGGTATATTAGGTTTTGATTTCCAAAATAAATATGAGAAAAAATATATTGAAAAGGCAATTTCTGAACTCCCTAAAAAAACAAAAGAGCCTGAACCTATAGCTGAAACTAAACATGTAACTGAACCTGTAATTACTGAGACAAAACCTATTACTGAGCCTAAACCTATAGAAACAAAAACTATCGAAAAAAATG